AGATGAAGCAATGTATGACATGCTTAATTTCTATGGTGACAAGATGGAGAAAGAACTGTCAAAGATCAAGACTGTAAAAAATCTGACAGCAAAAAGAAATCTTGTATATGGTAGTCAGAATTATGTTGTAGATAATGTCTATAAGTTCAAAGCAATGCTTGCACTGTATAAAGAACTGCAAGCAGTGAAGCAAATGGTTATAGATAAATTGGACCACCTTGAGGAGTTCAGGACTTATGTCCAGACGGAGAAAGGATATAAGGTCACAACTCCAGAGGGATATGTTCTGCATAAAGATGGCAGCATGATCAAGTTTGTTAATCGCTTGGAGTTTGCATACAACAACTTCACTCTTCAGAAGCAATGGCGTTAAATTGTAAAACTTGTTATTTTACATTTGGTAGGTTTCAACCACCAACTACAGGACATAAGGAGAACTTTGCTGGCGTAAAGAAAGCAGCGGGTTCTCATGATTATCGCATTTATATTTCACAAACGGTAGACAAGAAAGGCAGTAATCCTTTACCACCAGATCGTAAAAAGTATTACATGGATAAGATGTTTCCTGAACATAAAGGAAAGATCTACTCTGGTCCTAGAGATCCCGTTGCTATCTTGCAAGATCTTATGTTGGCAGGTTATAATGAGGTTGTATTTCTTGTAGGTTCTGACAGGGTTTCTGCCATGCAATTCCTCCATAAATACAATGGAAAAGATTTCTCATTCAGAAAGATTGATATTCAATCTTCTGGAAGTAGAGACGCTGATGGTGATACCTTCGCTATTTCAGGAACGAAAATGAGACGCGCAGCATTTGCTGGAGACTTCAAAACATTTCGTTCTGGTATTCCTACAGCATTAAATGATAATGATTGCCGTGCTCTTATGCAAGAGATCGTGGCGAATTTGCCTAAGAACTTTAAATGAAAGATTTCAAAACACTACGAGAAGAAGCACTGCGACAACAACAAAGGCAGCAGGAAATCTTTAAGGAGGGTGACGCTGTTATGTCTGCTCGCACAGGAGACAGAGGATATATCCATAGAGTAGGTGGCAATTATGCTATCGTCATTACAGATGATGGAAATATGCTACGCGAGTGGATAAAGAATATTAGATCTATAAATAATACGAGAAGAACTTCCCTTTTGAACGATGAAGAAACCAGATCCAGTTAATACAGTAAGAAATAAGGACGAGTTTTCGTCTGGATTGATGGAATCATATGGTAAGTGGATGGGTGGCGATTGCTTCCAAACTCCTAATACTATCAAAGAAGCTCCATTCGATGGTATGGATCCTCAGTCCAATGGTGCTGAGATTGAAGACACCACTAAGCGCAAGAAAGGTGCTACTAAGAAAGGTGCATATGTAGGACAGGAAGCTGCTCCTAAGAATGAGGAAGTAGAAGTTCTTGAAAGAGAAGAATACGAAATTGACGGTGAGACTTATGTCATCGAGAAGGCAAAGGGTCTAGACGGCAAAGCATGTTGGAAGGGATATAAACTTGCTGGCACTAAGAAGAAGGGCGGCAAGACTGTTGACAACTGTGTCAAGGCAGGTGATGAAGTAACTCATGATGGTGAAGAACTATCTGAGAAAAAGAAACTTGATCCCGTAGGCAAAGAAGATAAGGACATCGACAATGATGGTGATCATGATGAGTCTGACAAGTATCTACTTGCTCGCCGCAAGAAAGTCAGCAAGATTATTGGAATGAAGAAAAAATGAAATCTTTTAAGCAATTCCGCGAAGAGTGTGGGTGCGACAAAAAAGAGAAGAAAGTAAAGTCTAAAAAGAAAGGGAATGTGGAAGTAATGCCAACAGTACCCGACGGGGAAAGAGGCATGACTACTAAACCAACCAATGAGGCAAAGAACTATCCTGGTCCTTTGTATGCCCCATGGTCTGCTGTAGTTAAGGGCAGAGGTTTCGATCCCCTGGAGGAGGTTGCACCCCCTGGAAAAAAGTACGAGAGGATGGTTAAGCATATCAAGAAAGGATATGCTAAAGATGGCAAACTGTCCGATGATGAGAAGTCCATTGCTTATGCTACCGCTTGGAAACATAAGAACAAGAAAGAATCTTTTGAGGGTGGTGTTCTAAAAGCACGCCGTGACTATCGTTCTGGCACGCTGATGACATTCAAACAGTTTCTTGGTAAACTGAATGATATTTTAGGAGAGTGGGAGAAATAAATAGTTCTTGCACATCGCTGTAAGATCATGTTAGCTTTTCTACTCCCACTCGCATCCAAAATTATTTCAGACGCTGTTGCTAAGCTTCCTGACGACGAGGAACTTGGTGAGAAGTTAGTTGAAATCTGCCTAATTATTCTTGGAAAGGCAGTTAAACTAACTAAGACCGATATGGATGACAAACTTCTTGCGGTTGTTGAACAGGCAATCCAGAAGCGCGAAGAAGCCTGAGATATAAATAAAACTTAGGTATAATAATTATCGGAGCACACGTCAATGTCCCTTTACGGAAGAACTGACAGCAATGCAAACAAAACCAAAGCTGGTGTGGGCATTGCAGCGTCGGCACAAGCAAAAACAACCCTTTATATTGATGAAACTGAGGCAGCACTAGAAGCAAACAAGGAGCGTGGTCTAAACGCTCCTGGTTGGTGGTCCTACTACACCTACACTGATAGCTCGGGTGCTACTCGCCATAAGGCAGAGCAACTAGTTTTCATTGCAGGTGGCGATACCAACGCTAATGAGACCCAGGCAGACGATGCACAGGCAGCGGATGTTGCAGTTCTCATCACTATCAATACACAACCTGCAGATACTGCAGTTGCTGTTGGTGCTGCACTACAACTCACCCTTGCTGCTATTGCAACTCCACCTGGAGACGCTTCTGTTCTCACTTATCAGTGGCAGAAGAAGTCTGGCAATAGATGGACAAACGTTTCTGGCGCTACTGGCACCACATTTGACATTGCAACTTACGCTGCAACTGATGCAGGTTCCTACCGTGTCAAGATTAACTCCAGCACTGGTGCTAAGGAAGTTATCTCCGCCACCGCTGTTGTAACAACTGCATGATCTGAATGAACATCGATGAATTGACACCAGAAAACTGGTTATTCTTTGCTATTCAAAATTATAATAACCCGTCGTCTGTCACCTATGCTGACTTTGAAGAAGACATTAAACGCTTCAAATATATCAAACGATTGTTTAGGAGATATGAGACGACGGGTGAACTTAAAACTCACCTGATCTTAAATCATGTGATTGTATTGTATAATGTCTTTGGTGAAGCAGCAACACCGCTGCTATTTTATAAGACTGAAGCAACATACTGGCGTCAAATTAAGGCGTTCATGTTGTTTCTAAATAGATTACCACCTTCATTAGAAACCGACGCTGACGAAGAATGTCTGAGACAACTAAATCTGATATGAATGAGATGATTAACTCTGCAGGAGATGGTTCTGGTTTGCAGTTACCACCTGCTTTTGTCATGGTAAATCCTAGGCAGCATCGTAAGTATAAGAAGGCAAATCAAGACAAAGTAGATGGGCGCTCTAAAGGTGCTCGCTCTCTCTTCGACCGTATCCAAAAAAGAAAAATGAAAGAACAACTAGAAACTACTGTATCCGAAGCTGTCTCGACCGAGACCGAGAGAGCACAAAAATCGATCTCGCAAATGAAAAAGCTTGGTCGTCAAAAAGAACTCGCTAAAAAGCGTGACGAAGCGAAAAAGAAAATGCAATCCAAGACGAAAGAAATGGATGTGTTGATGAAGGCACGCTTGTCTGACTTTAAAAAGAAAGCAAGTGACCAACAAAAGAAATTGAAAAAAGAGGAATTTGAAATGAATGCAGTTGAATTGATTGAAGGACAGGATGTTGTTCAGGTTGCACTAGATGTAGCAACTTCGGAACTCAACCCTCAGGGTGAAGCATCCTTCGCAAAGGTACAGTTCTCTGATGGTAGTGTACAAAACCTAGATAACTTCTCTGCTAAGCGTATCGCTGCTTGCTACGCTCAGTTGGATGACACCCATAAGCAACAGTTCCAATACATGCTCAACAAAGATGCAGGAACTTACCAGGCAGCACTTGACTTTGCAGTCAAGAATGTCTGATCATGGCATTCGGTCTTGGTAAATTAGCAGTTTTAGAAAGTAAACTGAACATTTATGAAGATCTCTCTAAAGAGATGCTTGACAAACTTGAGAGAGCAGTCACGACTATCTCTGATAACAGCAACAAAATTGCTGTTGTATTAGAACGCCATGAAAATAGACTAGACGAAAGCGAGCGTGCTGACGATTTAATTCTCAAGATGCTTGAGGAGATAAAAGAACGCCACGAAAAAGACACTGAAACTATCCATGGTAGAATTACTACAATTCAGAAAAAAGTTGATACGAATGCCCGATTTGTTATCGGTGCAGGAGCAGTCCTCGCGACCCTTGTGGCAGTATTACAAGTGGTCCCACCTATAGTTAAAGTCTTGACTCCAGCAGGATCTGCTGTTAGTATGTCTGGAGTGGTGATGCCTGTTAGTGAGCTTTCTTGACGTTAAGTATATCAATTTAATATCCCCTCGCCTGACTCTTTTCAGTCGCAAGAAGGCAGACCTGTACAACTTCAGGTGTCCTTACTGTGGTGACTCGCAAAAGAGACGCAATAAGGCGAGGGGATATTTCTTTAAGATCAAGAATGACTTTGTATACAAATGCCATAACTGTGGCATGGGCAGAACGCTTGCTAATTTTTTAAAAGATCAAGATAATTTTCTACATGATCAATATGTCATGGAGAAATTTAAAGAAGGTAAGTCTGGCAAGGGAACTACCGTACCTAATCCAAAATTTAATTTCTCGGAACCAAAATTTGTAAAACGCGATACAGATCTTGAGAAGATTTCTTCGCTAAATAATTCTCACCCAGCGAGGGTCTATCTTGAAAACCGAGGTATCAAAGATCTTGATTACTTCTATTACTGTCCCAAATTTAAAGAGTGGACAAACAAACAAAAGAAGACTTTTGACACCTTAAGACAAGATAGTGCTCGCATTATTATCCCATTCAAAGACAAAGAAGGTAACCTTTTTGGATACCAAGGCAGATCGCTTGCCCCTAAGGCAAAACTAAGATATATCACGATCATGCTGGACGAGGAACAACCCAAGATCTTTGGACAGGATAGGATTAACACAGACGAAACAATCTATATTGTAGAGGGACCCTTTGACGCAACGTTTATTAAGAACTCGGTGGCTATGGCTGGGTCCGATGCTGATATTAGGTCGCTTAATTGGAGCGATTATATTTGGATTTTTGATAACGAACCACGCAATAGAGAAATCGTCGCCAGAATCTCCAAAGTCATTAGCAGAGGAGATAAGGTAGTCATTTGGCCAAAAAATATACAACAGAAAGACATCAATGACATGCATCTTGCTGGACATGATGTTCAAACTCTGGTAGAATCAAACATCTATCAGGGACTAACCGCAACCCTTAAATTTAACGATTGGAAAAAAGTATGACAAACGGGCATGGAATTAAAGTTCGCAAGCGAGACGGGTCTGAGACCCCTCTGAACCTTGATAAGATTCATAAGGTAGTAGAAGAAGCTTGCGAAGGTCTGGGGAGCGGTGTGAGTGCCTCTCAGGTGGAGATGAATTCAGGTCTCCAATTCTTCGACGGTATTGAGACGAAAGATATTCAAGAAATTCTTGTGCGTTCTGCTAGTGACCTTATTAGCTTAGAAGCACCTAACTATCAGTTTGTCGCTGCTCGTCTACTTTTGTATGGTGTGTACAAGCAAGTGTTTGGATCTGAGTGGGTCCGTGGTCTTCCTAGTGTTTATGACCATGCGTTACACTGCACTAACAAAGGTGTGTATGATGATGATATTCTTGGTAAATACAGCAGGGAAGAGTGGGACAAAATCAATTCATGGATTGATCATGAACGTGATATGTTATTCACCTATGCTGGTTTACGTCAGGTAGTAGATAAATATCTTGTTCAGGATCGTAGTTCTGGCACGGTGTATGAGACACCCCAGTACATGTACATGATGATTGCTGTGACACTGTTCCAAAACTATACAGACAATCGTCTGGAATATGTAAGGCGCTACTACAATGCAATCTCAAAACACAAAATCAACATCCCAACACCAATCATGGGTGGGGTCAGAACACCCTTGCGTCAATTTGCATCTTGTGTTCTCGTTGATGTTGATGACACCCTCGATAGTATCTTTAGCAGCGATATGGCTATTGGCAGGTATGTCGCACAGAGGGCTGGTATCGGCATTAACGCTGGCAGAATCCGTGGGATCAACGCTAAAATCAGAGGCGGAGAGGTACAACACACAGGCGTTGTCCCCTTCCTTAAAAAGTTTGAAGCAACTGTCAGATGCTGCACACAAAACGGCATCAGAGGTGGTTCTGCTACAGTTCACTTTCCTATCTGGCACCAAGAAATAGAAGATATTCTCGTACTAAAGAACAACAAAGGAACCGAAGATAATCGTGTTAGAAAACTTGACTACTCCATCCAAATCTCCAAACTCTTCTACGAGAGATTCATTACCAATGGAGACATCAGTCTATTCTCACCTCACGATGTCCCAGGTCTTTACGATGCTTTTGGCACTGATGCTTTTGATGATCTCTATCAAAGCTATGAACTTGATGGATCTATTCCGAGAAAAACTATCGGCGCTCAAGACCTTCTTCTCGATCTCCTGAAAGAGAGAGCAGAGACTGGTCGTTTGTACATTATGAACATCGACCATTGCAATAATCATTCTTCTTTCCTAGATAAAGTGAATATGAGTAATCTCTGTCAAGAGATCACTCTGCCTACAACACCACTTCAACACATTGATGGTGGAGGTGAGATTGCTTTGTGCATTCTTTCTGCTATCAATGTTGGTAAGATCAATAAGTTAGATGATCTTGAAAATCTCTGTGACCTAGCAGTCCGTGGTCTAGAGGAACTTATTGATTACCAGAACTATCCTGTTTCTGCAGCAGAAAAGAGCACTCTTGCTCGTCGTTCTCTTGGCATTGGATACATCGGACTAGCACATTACCTAGCAAAGCATGGATACAAATATGAAGATCCCGCAGCATGGAAAGCAGTCCACGACTTGTCTGAGTCTTTCCAGTTCTATCTACTCAAGTCCAGTAACGAAATCGCAAAAGAAAAAGGGCAGTGCGAATATTTCAATCGCACCAAGTATGCAGAGGGTATCCTCCCTATCGACACTTACAAGCGTGACATTGACGAATTCTGCGGAGCAGAACTGAATCATGATTGGGAATCTCTTAGAACATCTATCACCACCCACGGTCTTAGGCACTCAACACTGTCCGCTCAGATGCCATCGGAGAGCAGTTCCGTTGTGTCAAACGCAACAAATGGAATCGAACCACCTAGAGCCTTTCTGTCCACTAAAAAGAGCAAAAAAGGACCGCTCAAACAGATTGTCCCTCAGTTCAATAGTCTCAAGACTAACTACACTCTTCTTTGGGACATGAAAGATAACGATGGTTACATTAAAGTAGTTGCAGCAATGCAGAAATTCTTTGATCAAGCTATCTCTGGCAACTGGAGTTACAATCCGCAAAATTATGACAATAATGAAGTTCCCGTGTCTGTAATGGCAGGTGACTTCCTTAAAACATATAAGTATGGATGGAAGACTTCCTACTACCAAAACACATACGATCAAAAAGGAGAAGAACCTGAACTAACTGAAGAGAAGAAGGCATCAATCGAAGACTTACTATCAGACATTTTTGAAACGGAGGAGGAAGACTGTGACAGCTGCAAAATTTAGAGTTAGTGAACCAATGACTAGTGTAGATCGCATGACGGTATTCAATACCGACCAAGTAGATACAACAAAACAGAAGATGTTCTTTGGACAACCTCTTGGTGTCCAGAGATATGACAAGTTTAAGTACCCGATCTTTGACAAGTTGACTCAAACCCAACTTGGATTCTTCTGGAGACCTGAAGAGGTCTCTCTACAGAAAGATCGTGCTGACTACCAAACTCTAAATGATGCACAAAAACACATCTTTACCTCGAATCTTAAGTACCAGATCCTCCTGGATTCTGTACAAGGGCGTGGTCCTGGGATGGCTTTTATGCCATACTGTTCACTACCTGAACTTGAGGGGTGTATGAATATCTGGCAGACTATGGAGATGATCCACAGTCGCTCCTACACCCACATCATCAAAAATGTATACCCAGATCCCTCTGTCGTCTTTGACCACATTCTAGACGACGAGAAGATCCTCTCACGAGCACAATCTGTGACCCGTGCATACGATGACTTTATTAATCTCGCACAAACCTGGGGACAGGGTAATATGTGGAAGGAAGATTGGAAGTCATCACCAACAGCAGAGTGGGAACTAAAAGATCTCAAGAGAAAACTATATCGAGCAGTAGCTAACGTCTATATTCTGGAAGGAATTAGATTCTATGTTTCGTTTGCTTGCTCTTTTGCATTTGGAGAACTCAAACTCCTTGAAGGAAGTGCTAAAATTATTGGACTCATCGCCAGAGACGAGTCACAACATATGACAGTCACTCAAAATATCCTCAACAACTGGGTCAAAGGAGATGATCCTGACATGGTTCAGATTGCTAAGGAAGAACAGGAGAACGTCTACAAGATGTTCCGTGAGTGTGTAGAAGAAGAGAAGACTTGGGCAGAGTATTTGTTCAAGGATGGATCTATCATTGGTTTGAATGATAAATTACTACAGAAGTATGTTGAATGGACTGCCAATCGTCGTCTGAAGTCTATCGGACTCAAGGCAATCTTTGACACTCCTATCAGCAACAATCCACTGCCTTGGACGCAGCACTGGTTATCCTCTAAGGGTATGCAAGTTGCACCACAAGAGACAGAGGTTGAGTCCTACCTAATCGGGAGTATCAAACAGGATGTCAAAAAAGACACCTTCGCAGGATTTCAGCTTTAAGTTTGAACACCACTGGGGTGGTGAACGAACTACAATACAAAAGATCAAAGGGTGGATCAAAAAACAGAAACCACCCTTTGATGTTATCCTTATGCATCTGTTTTCCTATGTCGAACTCTGGTATTGGGAAGGTAAACTAAAACAAACCATGGCAACTGTTGACATGGAAGTTGAAAAGATACATGAATTATGGGATAAAGAACATGACATCACACGAAATACCACAATGGAGGTTAGACCTTCTGAGGTGCCCCACCTTGACACTCTCATCATCAGAAATAACATTGTTGAGCGAGGGACCGAGGAGTCTGGCACAAGCGTGGAAACTACAAGCACTTCGATTGAAATACCTGACCCATGGGACGAAAGATAATTGATGATCTCGCAAGCATTATTCGTAAACACCAAAAAACTCTACCAAATGTAGAGAAACTTGACGTTGATGATGAGTTTAGGCAGGTCTTTAAAGAAACTGAAGATGGCAACCTAACAATTGAAAATGATATGTACACTTGCACTGGATTACGCAAGGTACACATGGAAATTGCTAGTCTAGGACCACTGGATATCCTGCATTGTATCTGGTATCCAGAC